CTCTTGGAATTCACCGACCACCGCATTGCCAGAAAGTAGCACTGACTTGCCGGCACTGTTTGGCAGGCCAAATACTTCCAGTTCCTGACCACCGCCTCGCTTGTACTTCGGTAAAACTTGGTCAGCTTCTTTGGGTGGTGAGACCCATAGAAAGACATGACGGCCACGGCCTGAGACAGAAACCTCGGTCAGCATCTTGTGCTGCTTGACGAATTTCGCCATGCGCTGGATGGCCACATTGGTGGGTCCTGATGCGTGCTTCATGTCCACATCTAGGCAAACCAAATAGTTCCCTGATGCGCTGATGATGGGGCGCTGCTGGACTAGGCCAAGATACTGGCCATGGGGGGCGCCCTCCATGGTCCAAACGTCTTCAGCGTTGTACAGATCGCTTGGGTCTGTATCCCGTGCCACGCCTTGGCCAGATCGTTTGTAGGGAATCTTTTTAGACCCTTGCAGGGCAAAGGTGCAAAACACGGCATCAGGGGCGACAGCGCCTATTTTGCAGGCCACTGACTGGGACTGGCTGAATGTATCTGGCAGGGGTGTTTCAGTTATAGTTGGCACTGAAATTCCTTTAAGTTGGGGTTTCATTTTGTGAGTTGCCTTGAGTTGAATTTGCCCTGGTCAGAGTTTGCGCTTGGACCAGGGCTTTCTTTTTGGGGCAGGGATTGGATTCTATTCCTTAAGTGTTTTTGGCTTTGAGTTTGGCTTCAATGGCTTTGACTAAATCTTTTAAGCTGCCACCATCTTCCCAATCAAGTTCATCCTCATCCGTCAGCCCAACCCATGTGCGTTGTGCCAAGGCTTCTTTGATATGGGCTTCAAGTTCTGCGGTTCCGCCTTCCGAATTCTCCACAAATTCAAGCGCCAACTTCAATGCTTCGTCTTTAGTCATAATTCTCCCCCTGCTTCCGCCCAACGCATCGCTTTGTTGGCTAAGAACAAACCTTCTGCACAAGTCAGTCTTGATGACCGAACGTACAAATCGCCATCCCTATAACCAATGATGATGACGTCAGTCAAGTCTCCGTCTTCAGCATCAACCAATGCGGATGCAAGTGCTTGTGCCGCTGTCATTGTCACGCTAGGGGGTATTTTCAATAGGTTAGTCATGCTTGTCCCCTTTTAATCTGCCACCAAATGTCCACGGCTTTCTTTACATAATTTTTGTCAAACCCTTCCTTGTACAAATACTCAAGGATGTAGGCTAATTGTTGGTTTTGCATCTTAGTCATTCTTTTCCCCTTACCAGACTTGGGGCAGCCACCTTCTCACCGACTAGGTCTTCGGAAACCTCGACGCCAAGTTTTAAGACAGCACTGGGCGACTTCAGCTCCCACGCAATCAGCATATCTTTGAATGCTTCTTGGACCAGCGCCTCATCTTTCCAAAACTTTGTCTTGCGGCCAATGCGCATGGTCCAGCCTTGGATCGATTTGCCACTGGTCAACTGCTCTTTGGCGGCAGCCTGCACGGCATCGGCCCATGCGGCCACCAGAGCAGCGTCATCGAGCATCTCAGGGGTGACTGTCGTGTCTGGCTTGAAATCGTTCCTAGCGGTCTCTTGGACCTTCTCACGCATACTGGGGCAAATGGTCTTGGCCTTGCAGTACCGGCAGGCATCAACGCTAGGGATTGTGGGTGCATCGCTTGTGAGCGCCAGCTCGGCTGCTGACTGCAAGCGCCTGCCGTGTAGCTCCAGACGTAGGCCAGACACTGTCCACTTGCTGTGGCCGACTCGCGGCTGGTAGATGTGCATGGTGCATTCGATGGTGTTTGGCGCTTTAAGCTGGCGCATGGCGCCAAGTGCATAGGTTAAGAGCTGCTTGTTGTCCTCGGCCTCTACGGCCACACGGCCCGTCTTCAGATCAATGACATGGAGATGGTTGCCATCGACCAGGATGGCATCAGCAGTGCCACCAAGCGCTGGGTGCAGAGACTTCAGACCTTCATCCAAGTTGACCTCAATCAGCTTTTTTCTCGGATTCTCGACCAGAGTGTTGACAAAGTCTGCATAGCCTTGGGCCATGGCCACGTGGTCCGGATCAGTTCCGGCTGGTATTTCACCATTGCGCAAAATGATCTCAGACAGTTCATGGATTGCTGTGCCAATGGCAGCGGCTTCACCGGCTGGCTCGTAAGGCATGAGGGATTCAAGCCGGTATGAGCCAGGGCAAGACATGAATCTGTCTGTGCGGGATGCTGAGAGTCGGGCGTGTTTTCGGGTTTCATGTTGCATGGTTTCTCCAGGTTAAATAATTTGATTGACGACATTAAGTTTTTTCAGAACTTTTGCTAAGACATTGTGGTCCAAGCTGGCCTTGATGGTCAGAATGTAGATGACGGGTGGGATGCCAGATTTATTGATGTTTTCCACACGGCTAGAGGCTTGCTCCAGTGCCGAGGTGGACCAAGTGCATTCGACAAAGACAATCGTGTCGGCAGCCGATAGGTCTACACCTTCAGACATGGCGGCAATGTTGCCAATGATGCATAGGGTCTTGCCGGCTTGGAAATCTGCAATGGCCTTGTCGCGCTTGGCACGGGTTGTGTCACCCACCACAATCACGGGTTTGTGGACCATCAAGAATTTCTCCAGCTCGGCCACGACATCCTTGTGGTGCGCAAAGACCACCACTGGCTCATTGGCCTGGAGCAAATCATCGATGAATTCACTGGCAGCCTTGACCTTGCGCATACCGGCCTCGCGCATGATCTCGGCCAAGCCCTCAAAGGCCAGCAAGGCGTTGGGGTTTGCCATCAAGGCATCGGCATCAAAGGCTTGCTCGCGTTTGTCATTGGCCAGATCAAAGGTGATCAGACTGACCTGTGGGTCTTTGTAGTCTTTGAAGATGTTTTCTTTTTTGCGTCTCAGGACATGGGGCCGCATGAGTTCTTTCAGCTCTGGCAGATTTGACGCGCCACTGGTGTCTAGGCCCCAGGGTGCTGACCACATCTTTGCGTACCTGGCAGCAAAGTCAAACCAGCCACCCCGGTAAATGCCAAGGCCGTGCAGAACAGGCCACAACTCGATGGGCCTATTTGGCAGGGGTGTGCCAGACAATGCATAGACATGGTCAATCTTTTTCATGGCCAGCATCGCGGCCTTGGTTCTCTGGGCTTTTGGATTCTTGATCCTGTGGCACTCATCCAAAACCAGTGTGCTATATCTGTCAACGTGTGTTACACCATACTGCAAGACATCGTAGTTGATGATGGTGATATCTGCTGAATTTACCTCTGAAGCCTCACGTTTCCCATTGACCACATGGACCGAGACGTTGGGCGCCAGCCGAGCAAAGGCAGCTTCCCAGACTGTCTTGGCAATGGCAGGGCAAACGATCAGGGCTGGGAGGTTCTCTAGGGCTGCTGCTGCTGTTGGTAGCGTCTTACCAACACGGGGCTGGTCGGCCAGTATGGCCCTGCGCCTAGAGAGCAAGAAGAGCTTGGCCTCTTGCTGATGTGGGAATAACTGCATTTCGCTGTGTCCGTTTCTTTCGTTTTAACTTGTGGCGATCTTAACTGACATTTGTGCTAAAGTGCAATTTCTGTTTAATCGCAGAAACGTAGTAAACCATTAACCCTGTAAACCTTTGAAAGAAAAAACCATGACAAAAGTCGTAACCGGTAAAGTTCGCTTCTCTTATTTCTCAGCACTGACTGCACGCAAGAATGAGATGAACGGCAAAGAAGAGTTCTCCACCCAGGTGCTGGTCCCAAAGACTGACACCGAGACTGTGGCCCAGTTAAAGGCCGCAGCGAAAGAGGCACTGACTGCCAAGTTTGGAGACAAAATCCCAAAGACTGTTCGCAATCCATTGCGTGATGGCGACACTGAGGTGAAATCCGATGGCTCGCCATTAAGCGCTGAATACGCTGGCCACTTCTTTTTCAACACCAAGTCAACCGCCAAGCCTGGTGCAGTGGATGCCCATGGCCACGACATCTTGGGCAGCCAAGACATTGTCTCTGGCGACTATGGCCGAGTGGCGGTCAATGCCTATGCGTATGACCAAGCTGGCAATAAGGGTGTGTCGTTTGGCCTCAACAACATCATGCTCTTGGAAAAGGGTGAGTCATTGGGCGGTAGCAAACCCAGTGCAGCTGCTGACTTTGGAATCTCGCCAAAGAAAGCCAGCGCACCAGCTGCTGCCTCAATCGACAATGACTGGTGATTCTTGAATCAGTTTATTGAGCGCAATGTTCAATTGATTGACTGATGTCCACAGAGGCTCCACAGTTCCAGACAGCCACCGGCTGACTTGGGACTGCTGGATGCCAGCGGCCTCGCACACCGCAGACATGGTTATCTTGTGAGCCTTGGCCCTTGCGCGTATTGTGTGAATTGATTCCATGAGCGCATTCTAATTGCGCTATATGCAAAAAAACAACATGTACAGAATTACTTCTTGCAAGATAATTTAATTGTGTCAGAATTCGTTACTCCTATTACTTAACGAAAGAAACCGATGAAACAGAAAATCATTACCACCCTGATCGAATGGACCTTGGCCATCATTATTTTTGGCGGCATTGGCGTGATGCTGGCTTGGAGGGGTTGAGCATGAACTACGGCCCAACACCTAACTGCCCCAGAGGCTTGTTCCAGTTCGACTGCTCGGTTGAAGACGTTGACCTGGTCTGCTTTCTGGAATACAGCCCAGAAGAGAAAGGCTCGACAGACTCCCATGGCTCACCTTATGAGCCTGACTTTGAAGAGTGCATGACGCTGAATAACGCATACATCGCTGG